TTAAGCTTTTATTTTGTTGATTTCTACAAATAATTTATTAATAACTGTATCAGTATAGGTATCAAAAGTAATATCTTTCATTTTATGACCTAATATTCTTTTTCTACTAAAAACATCAACATTATTCAATTGACAAAGAGTAGTGAAAGTAACTCTTGTATCATGTATAGTATGTTTCATATTTAAGTTTGTTAAGTATTCTAAAAAGCAAATATTATTGAAACTTACATAGCTGCGGTCTATCAGTCTTTTATTTTCACATAATAGTAATTCTATTACATAATCTTTTATGGAATCATGTATTGGAACAACTCTATTTTTACCTGCTTGCGTTTTTGATCCTGTATAGAAATACGAAACTTTTCTTTCAATTCCATCATCGTTACAAATTTCATCTATATGTATATCATTTCTATCAATATTGAGTAATTCGTTTGCACGTAAACCGCTATAAATATAAATAAGCACAATCTTAGCCATATCAGTGTTTTCTTCTCTTAAACATTGAATTTCATCATATGAGAAAGCATAATGCTTTTTGCTATCTTCGTCTTTTCCACAACTGATATATTCAGTATAATCATCATCACGATTGATATATTTATGAATAACTGCATATTTGAATATCTTTGTACAAAGCACTTTCATATGTACTTTCGTACCTTTTCCACATTTATCATTATCAAAAACATATTGAAGATCTTGTAATGTAATAGTAGTTATTTTTCTATCATATATTTGTTTAAAATGTTTGATCCATGAATTGTAACCTGAATGAGAGGAGTCTGATAACAAAGAAAATTCTTCTTTGTCTAAAATGTCAAAGATTTCTTTGAATGTTGGAACTTTACTATCATGTCTTTCTTTAACTTTGTTAAATATATCAGGAGATAATTCTTTTGCTTCTTTATCGTTTATTTGTTTATTAACAGTTAAATGATAAAGTGATAGGGCATTTAAAGCTTCAAGTTCAGTTTCAAAAGTGCCAATAGGTACTTGTTTCTTCTTACCTGTAACAAGATCATAATCTTCGCTTGTAATTTTAGCACAGTAGGGCTTTCTACGTTTGCCTGATAGTTTTACCACTGTACCACTATTATTTGGTCTACGCTTATATGTGACTTTTCTAGCCATAATAAAAACACGTCCTTTCAATTATATTTGCCTTGAACGTGCTCTATATGGTAAAATTGAGTACGTAAAAGGACTTTGGTAGGTCATTTTATTATTAAGGTATTGGTAGTACCTTATTTTACTCTCCTGTTGGTAGCAGGGGAGTTTTTATTAATAAATATCATTTAGTTAAATCATCATTATAAATTGTTTTAATTAATATTAAATTGATTTTATCTGATAGATCTTTTACTTTGAAAGTGAAGGAAACTTCTAAATTTACATTTAAATAAGTACGCCCTTTAATAGTAAAAGAGATTTCTTGACAATTTTTAATTTGATCATATGGGCAGTTCAAATGGAATCCGTATTTTGAATTGGGCATAAGTACATTTCTGCCATCAGAGCCAATATTTGTTTTAAATTCAACCCAACTTTTATCACATGAAAATGTAATATCCATCAATTCAGATAATCCCTTATTTTCAAACATCATGCTAAATGTTTTATCTTTATCAAAATAAATTAAAGATTGAGATGTTATAATTGGTCGATATTGAAAAAATAATTCTTTCTTTTTTTCTTCTTTAGTGTTGTTGATTGTCCACCAAACACCGCCTAATGTTAAAGCTCCACCAGCAAGCGTAGATAGTGCTGTTATCCATTCACCAACTGTACCTGGAAAATCAATAGGTATTAGATAATAGAAAAAAGAACATATTCCCAATATTATTAATGCGATTAAACATACCGCTAGAAACATATAACAAAAAAATTTAAATAATTCTCTTTTACTCATCAATATTTTTTCCTTTTGTTAATGATTCTTTTATTTTAAGTGTTTCTCTATATTGTTCAGCATCAGGAACTTCATTAAATTCTATTAATTTCTCATGATTTTCTTTTACAACTTTTTCTATTTCTTCTAAAGAAACTTTGAAGAATTCTTTTCTTCCATTGATCATATTTACTTTTCTATCATCAAAGGCTTTATGTAAGGCATTTTCAAGTGTTGGAGCATCATCACTGAAAATCATAGCATGAACATCAAATTTAAATGGAACAGAAGCATCACCTAATTCATCAACACGATCCATAGGTTCTAATCTTCGTGTCATTCCTATTTTATATATTCCTTCACCAAATGATCCAATGTTGGAAATAACATATACATAACCGGCTCGTTTGTTGGCTTCTCTATAATCAATATTTTCTAGGTTCTTACTTATTTCAGCTAATTTTACATCTATTTCATCTATTTTTGATTGGATATCATTTTTTTCTTCATCTGTTGAACATTTTTCTAATTGAAGAACAAATTTTTCTTTAGCGTTTTCGTAATGTTTCTTTTCTTTAGCAATAGATTTTCTAGCTTCTTCTATTTCTTTTTGCAATTTAGCTTGCTCGCGTTCTTCTTCTCTTGCAGCTCGCATTGCCTCTTTTTCTTCTTGCTTTTTACAATTGTATTCGTGTACTAAATGAAGTTCATCAATTTTTAATTGTAAATATTTATAAGAAACTGATATTTTTGTTCTTTGATTAAGTTTATCTAAAGCCTTAGCACATTTTTCGATACGTTCCTTAATTCTATCAAAGTTGTTAAACTTAACTTTAGAAATTAATGAATCACATTCGTTATTAAATGCTCTTAAGTACATTTTCATGTTATCATTATTCATTGCTCGTCCTTTAGTTAAACTTCCATCTAAAGTCCAACTATCAAAATAGTTAAGTGCAGTTTTGTTTTTTATCATTTCTTTTTGTTTGTTTCTATTTTCTTTGATTTTTGTAGAGTATTCTTCAGAATTCATACAATTGTATTTAGGAGTATAAATACCAAAGTCCATTACATCAAGGTCCAAATCTAATTGATTGATTTCTTCTTTTTTTGCTCTTAATTCAAATACTGCGCTATTAATATTTCTTTTAACATCCAACAATTCTTCATTTTTTTCTTGAATATCTTTTTCTACATCAAGTTTAGTTTGTTGAAGTTCTTTGATTTCGTTTTGAATATCAAATAGCTCTTTTGCACCTAATTGTTCAATTTTAGAAAGATATTCAGCGTTTTCTTTTTCTAGTTCTTCAATACGTTTCAATTCTTTTTTATTGAATAATCCCATTGATTAATCCTCCCAATCAAAATCTTTAATGACTTTCTTCAATCTTCCTAAACATCTAAAGTTATCATTTAATGGATCGATAATAATTGGTTCAAATTCAATGTTCATAGGTTGCAACATTACTATTCCATTAAGTTCTTTGTATTTTTTGCATGTAGCAACATTATCTTCATCACAAAAACATCCAATAACTCCATCATCAACTTTATCTGTTCTTTCAAAAATAAGAAGATCTCCATCATTGATACCAGCATCCTTCATGCTTTCGCCTTTAGCATATTGTGCAAAATATTCAGCACGGGGATTCAATCCTTTGCTTGGTACTGGAATCATGTCGATTATTTTTTCATCTACAAAGCCACCATCTCCACAACAAATAGAGTCATATAAAGGTACACTAGTGTAATCAATGTTAGCTTTTTTATATATGGTATCATCTTGATTACCTTTTATTAAATAATCAGTAGAAACGCCAAAATAATCAGCAAGTTGTTGAACGATTCCCATTTTTGGCTCAGTTCTATTGATTTCCCAAGATGAAACAGTTTTATCACTTACACCAACAATTTCTCCAAGTTGTTTTTGGTCCATTCCTTTTTTCTCACGTAATTGTTTAACAATCGTACCAAATTGTGTTTTCATTTATAACACCTCTTTTCGCTACTATTATAATGCAAATTGTAGAATAAATAAAGCAAATCACAAAAATAATTCTACAAATTGCATATTTTTATTGACATTCTACAAAACGTAGGATAGAATAAAGTGCGTAAAGAGGAGGTGACAATATGAGTTCACGAATGAAACTTGATGAAATTAGAAGAGCAAGAGGATATTCACAAGAGTACATGGCAAATAAATTAGGTTGTCATAGAAATACTTATGCAAGAATGGAAGAAAAACCTCAAAATATCACCATGGAAGAAGCTGATAAATTAGCAACAATTTTAAATGTATCTGTAAATGATATTATTTTTTTAGAATCAAATCTACAAAATGTAGAATAAAAGGGGATGCTGAATGGAAAATGGTGTTGTTATTAAAGTTGATGAACAGCAAACAAAAGTATTTTTAAACGGCATGGACATTACACAGGTTGTTCTTGATATGTCTATACACAGAAAAAATGGAATGTTTGTTGTAAGTTTAGACATTCCATTAAATAAAGCAGATATAAGTCAAGATATCAAAATAATGTAGAACAATAAGAAGTTATTAGCGCAGTTACGATAATAACAAGAAGTTGTTTAAGATTAGAAAATTGTTCTTTGCTGGTTATTTTTTCTACTAAACCAGTAGTATCACTAAGCAAAGAAATAATATCTAGATCACTGTCATGATATTTTTCATAGAAATATAAGAATCTAAAACCATGAGCACTTAAGCTGATACTTTGCTTTACGGTAAGTGTAAAGTTACCAGCCATATTTGTAGAAGTATTAAATCCTAAAGCTAATTTGTACTCATTTATAAGATTAATGATTTTATTTCTATCAAGGGTATCTATTTGTGATAGGTGATTACTGATATCTGCAGGATTATTGTTAATTACATTAAGAAGTTTATATGTTTCATCGTATAACTCTTTTGTATTTTTAATCAATGTGTCTCATCTCGCTTTCTAATTAGATTTCAATACTGGGGAGCATTGATAACTTAATTATAAAGAAAGAGATGAAAGATGTCGAAAACAACTAAATAAATTACTGATCATCCAGGAGCCAATCTCATCTCCTGAACAAATAAAAAAAGTCATATAAATCAAATAATAAAGATGGTCCTAATATTGTGAAATTAATCATTTTAAATAACACGAGGTTGGTTCCTTGATGGTCAGTAGTAGGGAGGAGAAAGATTATGAATCAAAAAGATCAAGTGGAGATTATTAAACTCAAAATCAAAAATGAAAAAGAGTATTTAAAAAAGCTTGTTAAATGTAAAGAAAAAGCTAAAGAAGAATTTAAAAATTGTTTAGTAAAAGAAGTTATTTTAAAGATGGCTAAATTTGAAAGTGAATGCTCACATGTTTCTGATCAATACATCAGAGTGAAAGCAATTATTGAAGTTGCTTGTGCGTTGGATTTGATTTCAAGTGTTGAATTTGCTGAGTTGTCAGATGAAATAAGTGAATTGGCTTTTTCATAGAAAGGAGGGATAGCTCATGGATGAAAATAACATTTCAGTTGAAGAAGTTATGAAGATTACTCATAAGAGTAGAGAATTCATTATCAATGCAATTCAACAAGGATGCTTTCCAGGAAGTGTTGCGATAGCTAACAAAAGAAGAAACGTACACATTCCAAGAAAAGCATTCGAGGACTACATGAACAAGTTTAGTAGAAGTCCTAGTGAGCAATTGATTATTGCGTTGCTTAATTCTTTAAATGAAAAAAGTGCCCTTGAAAAAAGGACACACAACATAGCACATAAATTATAAACAAATTCGGGAGGAATTGCAAATATGAGATTGACTAAAAAAGCTCAGGTCACATTGTTTGGACTTTGTGTCTTCGGTTTGATTCTTAGTGGTACTGGTTATGCTCAAGCAAAATCAACACAAGCAGCTTATGAAGAACAAAGCAAACAAATGGAGTTATATAAGCAAGAGTTGAAAGAAACTCAAAACCAATTAAGTGAATATGTTCAGTACAAAGCTATGTATGAATGTATCCAGGTAGAAAGAAATCAACTACAAGAACAAGTTGATGAACTTTCTAAATGAAAAGCACTTGGCCAGTTTACCATAACGTATTATTGGCCAGGAGAAGACATCTATGGAAGTTTAACTTCTACAGGTGTAATTGCACAAGAAGGTAAAACCATTGCGGTAGATCCTTCAATCATTCCTTATGGTTCTACAGTTTTGATAGATGGAAAAGAATATCTAGCTCAAGACTGCGGAGGAGCTATCAAAGGAAACAAAATTGATATCTTTAGTGAATATCCAAAACAAGAAAGATATCAAGTAGAAATATACATCAAAAGGGAGAAATAAAAATGGATAAATTTCTAGAAAGTATTATTCAAGCCGCTAAAGATGCGGGTGCAAAAGATATTGAAGTAGTAAAAATCAGTGGAAAAGATTTAAATTTTGAACCTGAAGGAAAGCCTAAATTAAACGTTATCAGATTGCTTTCAACAGCTCACTATGATGAAGATGGCAATCTTATTATTGAAATGGATGCAGGATTAGGAATTAGCGGAAGTGATTTCTTAAGTGAAGCATACGGTATTTCAGAAAAACAAGTAAAGGATATTTATGAATCAGCAATAAATGAGTTCGAAAAATGTACGGGTACATTAATAAAACTTATTGAAAATAAAATTGAAGAAAGAGACAAAGGGGAAAGTAAAGATGTCAGTGAAGATTAATGCATTGGAGTTAGAAAACGTTAAAAGAATCAAAGCAGTTAAGATTGATCCAACACAAAATGGATTGACTATTATTGGTGGGGACAATAACCAAGGTAAGACTTCGGTACTTGACAGTATCGCATGGGCTTTAGGTGGAGATAAAAACAAGCCCAGCAACGCTGCAAGAGAAGGCTCAACTATTCCACCAGTTTTAAAAGTTACATTAAGCAATGGAATTATCGTTGAAAGAAAAGGAAAGAACAGTTCTTTAAAAGTTACTGATCCTAGCGGTAAGAAAGCAGGACAAAACTTGTTGAATTCTTTTATTGAACAGCTTGCGTTGGATTTACCAAAATTCATGAACAAGACAAACAAGGAAAAGGCGGAAGTTCTTTTAAATATCATCGGAGTTGGAGATCAATTAGCTGTTTATCAAAAACAAGAAAATGAGCTTTATCAGGAAAGATTGACAGTAGGTCGTATTGCTGATCAAAAAGCTAAGTTTGCTAAGGAACAACCGTTCTTTGAAGATGCACCTAAGGATTTGGTAAGTCCTCAAGACCTAATCAATCAGCAACAGGCTATTCTTGCTCAAAATGGTGAGAACCAAAGAAAAAGAGAAAAGGTTACTCAATATGAGTATCAGGTCAAAACCTTAACGGATGAAGTAGCACGCTATGAACAAATGCTAAATCAAAAGAAAGAGGAATTGAACAAGGCTACATATGATTTAAGCGTGGCCAAGACAGATGCTTTAGATTTATTGGATCAATCAACTGATGAACTAGAAAAGAACCTAGCTGAAATTGAAGAAACAAATCGCAAGGTTAGAGCAAATCTTGATAAGGAAAAAGCTGAAGAAGAAGCAAAAGGATATAAGTCACAATATGACAACCTTACAAATCAAATTGAAGATGTACGTAAACAAAAATATGACTTATTGAACAATGCGGATTTACCATTGCCTGAATTAAGTATTGAAGATAATGAATTGACTTACAAAGGAAAGAAATGGGACAGCATGAGCGGAAGTGACCAATTAAGAGTTTCTACTGCTATCGTTCGTAAATTAAATCCTGATTGCGGTTTTGTCTTATTAGACAAGCTAGAACAAATGGATTTAAGAACTCTAACAGAGTTCAATGCATGGCTTGAACAAGAAGGACTGCAAGCTATTGCAACAAGAGTATCTACTGGTGATGAATGTTCAGTGATTATTGAAGATGGCTATGTAAAAGAAAATGTTACTTCTCAGCCCGTTCAACCAGTAAGTGAAAACACAACACCAACATGGAAAGCAGGTGAATTCTAATGGATTTTGAAATTACTGAAGGAGTAATAAACGGAGCACAAAAAGTTGTTTTCTATGGTCCTGAAGGAATTGGTAAAACAACTTTTGCAATGAAATTTCCAGATCCTTTATTTATTGATACTGAAGGATCTACTAAAAAATATGATGTAAGAAGATTACCAAAGCCAACGAGCTGGCAAATGCTGATTGCGGAAGTTCAATCAGTCATTCAAAAAAGAAACTGTAAAACACTAGTTATCGATACTGCCGACTGGGCGGAAAGATTATGTACGGAAGCTATCTGTGCAAAACATGGTAAATCAGGTGTAGAAGAATTTGGATATGGTACAGGTTATACCTATATTGCTGAAGAATGGGGAAGATTTCTTAATCTTCTCCAAGATGTCGTAGATGTGGCCAATATCAATGTTCTTTTAACGGCTCATGCGACTATTCGTAAATTTGAACAGCCTAATGAAATGGGTGCTTACGATCGCTATGAATTAAAGCTTGGAAAGAAAACAACAGCACAAACTGCACCTCTTACAAAAGAGTGGGCAGACATGGTCTTATTTGCAAACTACAAAACATTCAGCGTGGCTGTAGATGATAAAGGTAAAAAGCATAAGGCACAAGGTGGTCAACGTGTCATGTATACATCACATCACCCTTGCTGGGACGCAAAGAATAGGGATGGATTACCTGAAGAACTGCCACTTGATTTTGGAGCAATCGCTCATTTATTTGCTCACCAATCAAATGAGAATGTTGCACCTGCACCAGTAGTAAACACTACACCTGTTATGAATACTGTTCCTCCAGTTTCTCGAGAAGAACCAAAAGTTGAGGAAATCAAAGTAGATAAGGAATTACAAACAGGTGGAATTCAAGAAGCAGCACCTACTGTAAATGCAGCTTCAGTACAACAAACTGTACAAAGTATGATTCCAAAACCATTGAGGGATTTAATGGATCAAAATCTTGTAACTGAAGAAGAAGTTAGAAAAGCGGTCAGCTTCAAAGGATATTATCCTGAAGACACACCAATTGATAATTATGATCCAAACTTTATCAATGGAGTATTAATAGGTGCTTGGCCACAAGTATTAAAAATTATTAACGAAAATATCAGAGCGTTTTAGGAGGATGATTAAATGGATGCATATAACAACGGGATGAATAACGGAATGATGGAAGGTCATGAATTAGGATGGGATGATACCATCCAAGAAGAAAGTGAGTTCATTATCTTACCTGCAGGTGATTATGACTTTACTGTAAAAAGTTATGAAAGAGGAAGATTCAACGGCTCTGAAAAGATGTCGGCCTGTAATCAAGCAATCGTAAGTATTGCTATCAACTATAACGGTAAAGAAGTCATCATTAAACATAGATTATTACTTCATACAAAAGTTGAAAGAATCTTAAGTGAATTCTTTAGAGGAATTGGACAAAAGAGAAAAGATGAACCATTAAAGATGAACTGGCCAATGGTTCCTGGTTCAACAGGACGCTGTAAGATTGGTACAAGAACTTACAATGGCAATGAATACAATGAAATCAAAAAATTCTATCCAAAAGATGAAATGCCAGTTACACAAGCAACACCTAACTATAATCCAGGACAATTCTAATGCAGTTAAGACCTTATCAACAAGAGGCACATGATTCTATATTTGAAGAATGGAACAAGGGAGTTCAAAAGACTCTCCTTGTTTTGCCTACTGGTTGTGGAAAAACAATCGTCTTTGCTGAGGTTGCCAAAGACTGCGTAAAAATTGGGGATAGAGTTCTTATTATGGCACATAGAGGGGAACTGCTTGAACAGGCAAGTGACAAGATTGCTAAATCAACAGGACTTAAATGTGCTATGGAAAAAGCAAAAGAAACATGTATTGGAAGCCGGTTCAGGATTGTTGTTGGTTCGGTACAAACATTACAAAGAACCAAGAGATTAGAACAGTTTCCAAAAGATTATTTTGACACGATCATTATTGATGAAGCACATCATTGTTTAAGTGATGGTTATCAAAGAGTATTGGAATATTTTGACAGCGCTAAAGTATTAGGTGTAACGGCTACACCTGATAGAGGAGATATGAAAAATTTAGGAAGCTTCTTTGAAAGTCTGGCTTATCAGTATACACTTCCAAAAGCTATCAAAGAAGGGTATCTAACACCTATAAAGGCACTTACGTTACCGCTAAAGATGGATTTGTCCGGGGTCGGAGTTCAGTCTGGTGACTTCAAGGTAAGTGATATAGGAACTGCGTTGGATCCTTATCTTGAACAGATAGCAAAGGAAATGAAAAAGTATTGTAAAGATAGAAAGACAGTTGTTTTTCTTCCTTTAGTCAAAACTTCTCAAAAGTTCAGAGATATTTTAAATTCTAATGGATTTAAGGCTGCAGAAGTCAATGGAGACAGTAAGGATCGTGCGGAAATATTAAAAGATTTTGAAAATGACAAATACAACGTCTTATGTAATTCAATGCTGTTAACTGAAGGATGGGATTGCCCTAGTGTTGACTGCATTATCGTTTTGCGACCAACGAAAGTGAGAAGTTTATACTCACAAATGGTCGGTCGTGGTACTCGTCTATGTGAAGGCAAGGACCACCTGTTACTACTTGATTTTTTATGGCATACGGAACGCCATGAATTATGTCATCCAGCCAACTTGATTTGTGAAAATGATGAAGTGGCCAAACAGATGACAAAGAATTTAGAAGATAAAGCAAGTGCATCACTTCCTGAAGATGTACTTGAAGCAATAGATATAGAGGATGCTGAAAAAGAAGCTCAAAGTGATGTCATTGCTCAAAGAGAGGAATCGCTTGCTAAACAGCTTGCTGAAATGAGAAAACGCAAAAGAAAACTTGTTGATCCATTACAGTTTGAAATGAGTATTATGGACCAAGACTTACAAAGTTACACACCATCATTTGGATGGGAAATGGCACCAGCAAGTGAAAAACAAATAAAGGCATTGGAAAAATATGGAATCTATCCTGACAGTGTCGACAATGCTGGAAAAGCAACTTTGCTGTTAGACAGATTGCATAAAAGACAAGAAGAAGGATTGGCTACACCTAAACAAATTAGGCTGTTAGAAAACAAAGGATTCAAACAAGTGGGAACATGGTCTTTTGAATCGGCTAGAAAATTAATCAATAGAATAGCTGCTTCAGGGTGGAGAGTTCCTAATGGAATAGATCCTGCAACATATAAAGAAGGAGATTAAAAGTGGAGTATACAACTGATTTATTAGAAATACTGAATAATATTGATCCTTCTCTTCTTGATTATCAGGAATGGTGCTGTGTTGGTATGGCACTTAAATTTGAAGGATATACCGCTAGTGACTGGGATTCATGGAGTCAACGTGATTCTAAAAGATACCATAAAAATGAATGTTACAGAAAATGGGATTCTTTTACTGGTTCTGGTGTAACGGGTGGAACCATAGTTCAGTATGCTAGAAATCAGGGATGGGTTCCACCAATGATAAACCAAGAAAGTGACCATGAACTTGATTGGGATGATGTTATTGAAAAAGACGAACAGGTCATTATCGATAAGAACTGGATAGAAGGTAGAGAAGTAAGAGAGCCTACTAATTGGAATCCAGTCAATGAACTTATTACTTATTTGGAAATCCTGTTTGACTCTACTGAAAATGTTGGTTATGTTACAAAGACATGGCTTAAAGATGAAAAGCATTTACCTACTCAGGGATGTTGGGACAGGACTGCAGGAAAGCTCATACAACAGTTAAATAAGTGTGATGGCGATATTGGGGCTGTTTTAGGCGATTACAACAAAGAAGCGGGTGCATGGATACGATTTAACCCGTTAGACGGAAAAGGCTGTAAGAACTCAAATGTAACGGATTTTAAGTATGCTCTTGTAGAAAGTGACTCAATGCCAATAGCTGAACAGAATACAGTATTGAGAGAATTGGAATTGCCGATAGCATGTTTGGTTCATTCAGGAGGTAAAAGCCTTCATGCAATCGTAAGAATTGAAGCAAATGATATGAGAGAATATCGTAAGCGTGTTGATTATCTTTACAACATCTGTAAAAAGAATGGTCTTGATGTAGATACACAAAATAGAAATCCCTCACGTTTATCAAGGATGCCAGGGGTTATCAGAAATGGTAAAAAACAATTCTTGGTTGACACCAATATTGGTAAGGAGTCATGGGATGAATGGTACGAATGGATTGAAAGCATCAATGATGATTTGCCCGAACCTGAATCTTTAGTTGAATGTTGGAATAATTTGCCGCAGTTAGCTCCACCTCTTATTGAAGGAATATTGAGGCAAGGTCATAAGATGCTGGTTGCTGGGCCATCTAAAGCGGGTAAATCATTTACGCTTATAGAATTATGTATTGCCATTGCTGAAGGAAAGAAGTGGTTGAACTGGCAATGCGCACAAGGAAAAACATTATATGTCAATTTGGAGCTTGATAGACCATCATGCTTGCACAGGTTCAAGGATGTTTATAATGCACTCGGTATTAAGCCAAATAACCTTACTAATATCGATATTTGGAATTTAAGGGGTAAATCTATTCCTATGGATAAACTCGCTCCTAAATTGATTAGAAGAGCATCTAAAAAAGACTACATAGCTGTAGTCATAGATCCAATCTATAAAGTTATTACGGGTGATGAAAACAGTGCGGACCAGATGGCCAACTTCTGTAACCAGTTCGACAAGATCTGTAATGAATTAGGTACATCCGTTATTTACTGCCATCACCATTCTAAAGGTTCACAAGGCGGAAAAAGAAGTATGGACCGTGCCAGTGGTTCAGGAGTATTTGCACGTGATCCTGATGCATTGCTTGATTTGATTGAATTGGATCTAAATGAAACACATTACAAACAGTTGAGAAATATGAGTGCTTGTAAATGTTGTGTTGACTATCTAAGAGCAAACAGACCTGAATTGTTAAATGAACTTTCACAAGATGATGTTCTTTCTCAAAGTATCATGATTGATTTCTGTAAAAGCAAATTTGGCCATGATTACTACAAAGAACTGGATACGCTTGTAAATGAAGCAAGGGACAAAGCTACATCAATTACTGCATGGAGAATTGAAGGAACGTTGAGAGAGTTCTCTAAGTTTCCACCAGTAAATCTTTATTTTGAATATCCAGTACATGTCGTTGATCAAGACGGAGTTCTTCAAGATATTGATCCTGATGATGTCAAACCTCAATGGCAAAAGGCCAAAGAAAAGAGACAGGAACAGGCTGAAAAAAATAAAAACAAGAAAGTAAATCAGTTTGAAATTGAGTTCTCAAACATTGAAATAGAAGGTAGAGAAGTACCTGCAGAAGAGCTTGCAGAGAAGTTAAATACAGCCCCCAAAACATTACTTGGATGGCTAGGAAAAGGTAAAAAAAGGAATGAAGATTTAGCTGAAAATTTTGAAGCTTTCTATGGTGAAGATGGCAAAAGATACATCAAAAGAAAGGATGATTAAAGGGTGCGACGAACCATGGTGTATCGCACGGTCGCATGGGTGGGTGCGACGGACCTATATATATAAATATATATAAATATTTGGTCGCACCCCCTCTAACGCGGAGGTAAGAGTCGTGCGACAGCTTACGCACGACGACTACTCACCCCGCACGCTAGAGGGCACCAAACCTAGAGCACCCTAGTTAAAAAATGGAGAAAAACAAAAAAAGAAAAATTGAATTTTTTATGCCTATGATTCCACCTACAACAACTGCTCAACAGCACAAGGTAAACATGGGTACTAAAAAGTTTTATGATCCACCAGAACTTAAAACTGCAAAGGAAAAACTCAAAGCTCATTTGATACCGCATATTCCTGATAAGCCTTTTGATGGGCCTTTAAGATTAATTGTCAGGTGGTGCTTTCCAATTGCTGGTAAACATCATGATGGAGAGTACAAACATACCAAGCCTGATACGGATGATCTAAACAAGTCATTGAAAGACATCATGGAGAAGTTGGGGTTCTATGTGAATGATTCCAGAGTGGCCAGTGAGCTGATTGAAAAGTTCTGGGCGGAAATACCAGGTATATATATTCGATTGGAGGAATTGGAATGATTAAAACAACTAACATCAATGAGTACATCTCATTACAGGTTCTTAAAAATTACTGTTACTCTCATGGAGAAGATGAATGCAAAAACTGTAAGCTAGACCCCGTATGCAAATGTATGAGCAAAATTCCTACAGACTGGGATTTAGAACATTGTCCAGTAAATGAAGGTGATTCCAAATGAGAAAAGAAGATATCGCAAAACCAGTAGATCGTAAGAAATGTCCAACCTGTAAATACTACAACCAAAACAAGAAACGTTGCTCATTGAGAATGTGCAAAGACCAACCGAGTTTGTTTGATTATATTGGGAACAGGTTTTAATAAAAATGGATGAAGTTGATTTTTATTTAAAAGATTTGGAAAGCAAATTTAAAAAAATAGATAAAAGTAAATACTATCTTTCTTACAGCGGTGGGAAAGATAGTCATTTCTTATATTGGTTTATCAAAGAATATTTACACGATACTGAAACTGAAATTGTATCAGTTAATACGTACATGGAGCACCAAGAAATTCTAAAACGTATGTTAGAAAATGCTGATCGTATTTTATTACCAGCCATGAAGCCTTTTGAAATAAAAGAAAAATATGGGAGTCCATGTTTCTCAAAAATACAAGATGAATATATCGAAAGGTATCAAAAAGGTTGTAGGACAGATTCACTAATGATGCACATTTATGGCTATGTGTTTGTAGGAAATAACGATATTAAATATACAACATTGTTTAAATTAAACAATACAGCCAAAGACCTGTTGTTATCAAATAAATTACACAAAGTATCCCCTAAATGTTGTAAGTATTTAAAGAAAGAACCTTTTAAACAATTTGAAAAACAAACAGGCAAAAAAGCTATTTTGGGTGTTCGAGGGGGGGGAGAGCGCCATGAGAAAATCACAATATAAAAGTTGTTTCACAAAAGATAAAAAATTCACTCCCTTGCATGATCTAGATGATGAACTATTGGAAAAAATCTATAAGAAGTTCAATATCGAAATACCAAAAATATATGATCATGTTTCTAGAACGGGATGTGCAGGTTGTCCGTACGGTAGTTGGAAAGGTGAAACCAAAAAGGAATTAGATTTATTGTCTGATTCAAAAAGAAAGTTTGTAATTAAATATTTTAAAGAATCATATGACGTCTTAGGTATTGATTACAAGCATAAACAAGAACAATTAGAGTTGAAGTAAAGAAGATTAAGAAAGGTTAAGGAATTATGATAGCACAAGAAATGTTTGAAGAATTAGGATATAAATACAGTTTCGACACATTTACATTAAGTGGAACAAGTCATTTTATGTCATATAAGAAAAAACGTGGATATGAGCATATAGTTTTCAATTTGGACAAAAAAAGAATTCAAACTTGTGCACCTTTAACTGTAGATGAATTAAAAGCGGTATATCAACAATGTAAGGAATTGGGGTGGTTAGATGAATAAATCAAAAAAAGAGTATATCGTTTATGACAAACAAGAAAATATTGTAATGCTTGGAACTTCTGATGAAATAACAAAGAAACTAGGGTTAACAATTGGCACATTCTATAGTTATGTAAGTAGAGGAGATTCATCAAAAAGCAATTATAAAATCTATGTTGCAAGCTAAGGAAGATTAAGAAATGCTAACAAAAGAAATATGTGAGGAAGTGTTAGAAGCTTTAAAACCAATTGATGATGTAATGGACAGTATAATTATGACTCTTCGCGTTCCTTATAGAAAAGCAATGAAAAAAATCCGCAAAAATATGAAAATGCTTTTTCGTGAAATACCCTATAAAAAAACAAGACTACCTAGAAAATTAAAGAAAAAATATAAGAAGTTAGGTATTTATGATCAATGGAAAGAAGAAAATTTGTGAAGTAAAGGTGATTAATAATGTCAACACATAAACAAATACCCAAGAAAATTAGAATTAAAGTATGGGAAAAGTACAATCATCATTGTGCATATTGTGGTTTCAAACTTGAATATAAAGATATGCAAGTAGATCATATTGATTCCGTTTATGTTCATTGTGATTATAAAAAAGAAAATACATTAGATGAAATTAATGATATTGATAATCTAATGCCATCATGTAAGCAATGCAATCTTTATAAATCCACATTTGACCTAGAGACATTTAGAGATAGATTAACAAGTGTCATGTTGAAAAATCTACAAAAAACTTTTCAATATCGTTTAGCACTAAAATACGGGTTAATTGAAGAAAATATTAAACCAATAGAATTTTATTTTGAAAAACAGAAGGACAGGAGAAATGGATAAATACCAAGAAGCAATTATAGTATATAAAATTTCTATTTTAGAATATGAACTTTTAAAACATTATTTTCATAAAGGATATAAATATATTGCCAGAAATAATGATGAGAGCTTGTTTGCTTATAGAAATAAACCGCAGAGAATTAATTATGAATGGTGTGTTAATGGATATCGCGCAATTGATTTTAAGGAATTATTTTCCTTCGTTAAATGGGAAGATGAAGAACCATATTCTATCACATATATCTTGAATAATTGTGAGGTAGATGAAAATGTTGACTAAAGAAAGATGCTTGAGTTTATTGGATGATATCGCTGGATATGCTCATAGAGCTAACATTGGTCCTAATGGTATTAATGAAATAAATGAAGATCAAAATGAGTTAAAAAAGTTGATTGAGGAGCATTTCACTCCTCAACCTCTTAAATTTGAGGATTTGAAAGAAGATATGTTTGTAATTGATGTTGCATCTAGAACAATTATTCAGATAAAGGGCACAGACAAAAGTACAACTAGGATTGATTTTATAGATCATGATACGGAAGAAGCAATTACATATTTTCAAAATGGCAGGTTTTATCCAATTACTATTCCAAAGGTAATGGAAGAATGATTGCTTTTATGGCTATCCTCATTGGAATGCTATTTTTTATCATAGGATTGTTAGTAATAATGATCAGTGAATATAAAAGCGAAAGAATGGACTTTGCTTTGTATATCAAAACCTTAAAAGAAAGAAATAATATTTTACAAAAAGAAAACCACGAGTTGTGGAATGAAATATACAAGAGGAAATAAAAATGGGTAATCAATACAGAAGAATGCAAACAATCAAACATGCGCTACAGTATTACATTACTAGACCAAACGCTAGTAAAAAGGATCTAATAAGAGAAAAGAATTTATTAAAGCGTGTTGAAGATGATATTGAGTGGTATGAAGAAAGACACCATATCAAAAAGAAAACAGAAAGAAAATAAGAATTAAGAGGAGGACAAGGGATGAATTTTACAGAAGAAGAAAAAGAAACAATCAAAGAAGTTAAGGGTTATCTGAAGGGACTGAGAAAAATCAATCTTGAAAAGTTTTCTTTGACTTTTGAAATAGAGGACATCCCAAGTCCTCAATCAATTAAGTATAGTGATGAAATGCCAGGAGGATTTTCAAAATCAAAAGGAGAACAAATCACCTCTAATATGTTACGTAGAGAGCTTCTAACAAAGCGTGTGGCGCTATTTAATCAAGAAATGGATAAATATATGTCATTGCTCTATTTGCTCAATGCGAGGCATAGAAACATTATTAGAACGTATGTGTGTTCAAAAGGATATTCAGAAATGATTAAAACTCTTGATGAATTTTTTTGCATAAGTGTTTCAACGTACAAAAGAGAGTTTCCAAAGGCTTGTTTAGAATTATCTAAATATCTTGACATGGAGAACTACCCATCACTTGAAAAATTGAATAATAAATTTTATGAAAGTATCAAAAATGAATAAAATGGTATTTTTTGTTACTAAAATGTTCTAAAAGTCGCTAAAAGGGCGATATATGGCGCTAAATGTACCTAAAAGTCGTTTTTTTTCGATAAAAAGCTATTCATTTTTTCTTTGAATGTGTTATATTATTTATGTAGTCAAGGGAAAAATATATAGCAATAGAATAATTATAAAAATATATTAATAAACTTAATATAGGAATATATATTAATGAAAAATGTACTAATATAAAAATAAAATATAGTATACATATGATCTAGTTTTTTTATCGTCCCGACTACAGCATTTTTGTAAAATTGAGAAAAAGAGCACAAAAGAAAAAGGAAGAATGGCCGTTCTTCCTTTTTCGCTACTTAGATACCAGCTTTTTTTTGTAAAATTGATATTAATCAAGTAACATTCTAGTTGCTACTAGGATTAAAAAGAGCATCACAAGATATTCCATTTAATAATACCTTTCTTTACATCAAAAGCTGATAATTTGCTTGATGTAGTTTTCATATTATTGCTAGTACCTCCGTAGTGATGTATTGCACATTTTTGTATGTGCTTTTCTATTTTATCACATTTTATTTTAAAATGTCTAATATTATATGATATTGAAATGCTCTTAAAGGAGTATTATAAACTATTTATAAATAGTATTTAAAACCTTAAATAAAATTACTTTTATCAAGAATGATAACTTTTTATTAAAAGTGGACCCAATTTGGACCTAGTATGAACCCTAATTTCCATGTTATTATGCTATTGTGGTTTTAAGAGAAAAGAAAAAGAACTTTTTAACCACTCACAACATTTCGTTCTAAATGGTAAATCTTTGTTAAAAGCTCTATTCTATAGGGCTTTTCTTTTACCTAAAACAAGGCAGGATAGTGAAAAGATATCACGCAAGTCTCTTAAGCTTGTATTCTAGGTTTGACTCCTAGTCCTGCAACCAACAGTAAACAAAGGAGGTGTGTCATTATGACCGAAAAACAAAAATTGTTTTGTGACGAATATTTAATTGATCTAAATGGCACACGTGCTTATAGAACAGTATATAAAACGATTAAGAATGATAATGTTGCTGGTGTTCGGGCAAACAAACTTCTTAAACAAAAAGATATTGCTGAATACATCAACAAGCGACTGGAAGAAATCCATAATGAAAATACTGCAGATATTCAAGAAGTCATGGAATATCTTACATCTGTCATGAGAGGCAAAAGCGAATCAAATGTTCTTGCTCTAGCAGGTGATGGCTTTCAAGAAGTCATTGCTAAACCGCCTGATGAAAAGGAACGGTTAAAGGCTGCTGAATTACTTGGTAAACGTTTTGGTATGTTTAGGGACAATGTTGATATTACTTCAAACGGTCAAACAGTAATTGTAGATGATATAGATGAAAGTTAGTTTAAAGTCCATTATTGGTCCTGCTTTCTATGATGTTCATAAGCATATCAAAAACAATGATTACACGCACTATTGGTTAAAAGGTGGCCGTGGATCATTGAAGTCTTCATTCATTGGTACTGAAATTCCTTTAGGTATCATGAGGGATGCACAAAAGGGATTGATGAGCAATGCAGTTGTTATCAGGCGTGTAAAAGATACATTGAGGGGTTCGGTATATGAACAAATCAAGTGGGCTATTTACATGATGAAAGTTGAAAATGATTGGGAGATACCTGATTCAAAACTGCAGATGACTTACAAACCAACAGGACAAGTTATTATATTTAAAGGTGCTGACAATCCTAAAAAGTTGAAATCAACAAAGGTGTTTGTAGGTTACATAAAATATGTTTGGTTTGAAGAATGTGATGAGTTTGAAAGTCATGACAAGATCACAAATATCAATCAGTCTTTACTTCGAGGTGGTCCTGAATATTGTGTGTTTTATTCATTTAACCCACCTGAAAGTCAAAGAAATTGGTGTAACAAAGAAGTTTTAGTTAAACGAGATGATACATTGGTATCTCATACCACGTATCTTCAGGCACCGAAAGAATGGCTTGGAGAACAGTTTTTAATTGAAGCTGAACATATGAAAAAAGTTAAGCCTGAAAAATACTGTCATGATTATTTAGGCGAAGTTACTGGTACAGGTGGAGAGGTATTTACCAACTTATGTATTAGAGAAATCAAAGATGAAGAAATTCAAACATTTGATAGATTAAAGAACGGATTGGACTTTGGTTATGCTGGAGATCCATTGGCATATTTAAAAATGCATTATGACAAGACGCGAAGACGTCTTTTTATTTTTGGAGAAGTCTATGGTACTCGTTTATCCAATGCTAAAGCAGTTAAGAAAATCAAAAAGCTTAATCCATTAAATAAACTTGTTACTTGTGATAGTGCTGAACCACGTACGATCAATGAATTTAAGTTATTAGGACTAAGAGTAACAGGTGCAAAGAAAGGACCTGACAGTGTAGAAAATGGTATCAAATGGCTTCAGGATTTAGAAGAAATTGTTATTGATCCAATTCGTTGTCCTAATGCTTCAAGGGAGTTTAATGATTATGAAATTGAAAAAGATAAGGAAGGAAATCTTAAAGGAGATTTTCCAGATAAAAATAACCACACGATTGATGCTGCACGATATGGCTGTGAAGAAGACATTATCCAATCAAAAGGTCGAGCAGGAAAGAACCGTGCTAGATATGAAAATTAGGAGGTATCCACGTGTATACATTCACAATAGATAGTTCAAGTTATGATGAAAAAGAACTAAACATGATTCAAATTGAACAGTTGATAACAAAGCATCATAGCTTGGTTGGAAAAATAAAGAAATGCCAAAGGTATTATGAAGCACAACATGATATTAGAAATAGGCAAAAGAAATTAAAGACTGCAGCAAATAACAAGGTTGTTTGTAATCATGCTAAAGATATCAGTGATACTGCTACTGGTTATTTCATGAACAGTCCTATTTCTTATAGTAGTTATGATGACAGTGATAAAAGCAGCATTGATAAATTAACTGAAACTTTTGATAGAGCAGATGTTGATGATGTAGATGGTGATAATGCACATGATATGAGTGTTTGTGGTGTTGCTTATGAATATGTCTACGCTAAACAGGATTCAACCGAGATTGCTGTTAGAAATTTAGAAGCGGATCATACGTTTCTTGTATATGATGACACGATTGAACAAAATCTTTTATTTGGCGTTTATTATTACCGTTACAAAGATGCGATTACGAGCAAACATTGTTATCGTGCAACGGTTTGTACTAAGAATTATGTCAACACAATGATACTGGAATGTAGTGGTCAAAATCATAGAAAAGTAAATGAACCTATTCCTCATTTCTTTGGTAATGTACCAATCATTGAGTATCGCAACAACAAGTTATGTATTGGGGACTTTGAACAGCAAATATCTTTGATTGATTCTTACAACAAACTCATGAGTGATCGTGTAAATGATAAAGAACAGTTTGTAGAAGCTTTACTTGTTATCTATGGTTCATTGTTAGGTGATGATGAAGAGGAAGTAAGTGAAGTTATGAAGATTTTAAAAGAAAATGGATTGCTTGAACTTCCTGCAGATGCAAGGGCTGAATATCTTTCAAGAACTTTTGATGAAAACGGATTAGAAGTTTTAAGAAAAGCCATTAAGGAAGATATTTATACATTTTCTCATGTTCCTAACTTAACTGATGAAAACTTTGTTGGTAACAGTTCAGGTGTGGCCATGGAATATAAATTACTTGGTTTACAAATGATTACGGGAGAAAAGGAAAAATACTACAAGAAAGGATTAAAACGCAGGATTGAGCTATTTTGCAATTATTTAAATCTTAAAGCAATTGCAATTAATCCTAACAATGTCAAGATTACCTTTACTCGTAAGCTTCCTAAAAACTTGAATGAGCTTGCTCAAATGATTGCTAATTTAAGCGGAAAAGTTTCAACTGAAACACTTATTGAACAACTTCCTTTTGTAGAAGATGCACCAAGTGAAGTTGAAAAGGTAAAACAGGAAAATGAGGAAAACATCAAGCTTCAACAACAAATGTTTAAACAGCAAGATGATGAACCTTTTAACAAAGATGAGGAGGATAAGAATGATGAAACACAAAATGACATTGGCACAAAGAATGATGCTTCCAATAGTAAAAATGCTAAACAAAGTTCTAGCGTTTCTAATTAGAAAGTTTGGTTAATATGAAAAATCAAGATTATTGGAAAAAGCGCCAAGAAGAAAAGCTTAATGATATCCTAGATGATGCGCAAGTTACAAGTGATTATATATCGGGTATCTATAGTAAGGCTTGTAGTTATACCCAAGATAAAATCAAAGGTATTTATGATAATTTTAGAGACTCTCATAGATTATCCGATGCTGAAGCTAAAGATTTGCTTTTTAAGGTGACAAGAGATCCTGGGCATGCTAAGTTTGATTATGCTGAGTTAAAGAAAAGACTTGAAAATAATCCAACAAGTGAAGAACGTAAAGTATTACTAAAAAAGTTGGATGCACCTGCTTATCAGTATAGAATTAAACGACTTGAAAATATGCAAAATCAATTGGATCAATTGATGAAAAAGGTTTACAACATAGAAAAAGATAAGAGCACTGATTGTTATATCAACAGTGCTTTTAATGCGTATTACAAAGATGTTTATAACCTTCAACAAGGAATGGGTGTTGCTTATTCGTTTGATGAATTAGATGCAAGTTTAATAGATAAGACACTAAAATCTAAATGGAGTGGTAAAAATTACTCCGATAGAATTTGGAACAATACAAGTGCATTGGCCGATTCTTTAAAAGAAGAAATGATGATGGGTGTTCTTACTAACAAAACTGAAAAAGAAATGGCCGAGACCATTATGAATAAGTTTGCAGTTGGTGCTTTTCAAGCAAGAAGGCTTATCCAAACTGAAAGTGCAGCAATGTCCGCATTTACCGACCAGCTTGCATATGAAGATGCAGGGATTGAAAAGGAAATGTTTATAGCGGTTCATGACAGCAGGACATCAAAGATTTGTCAACAACATGATAGAAGCATTGTTGAAATATCAAAAGCACAGGTAGGTGTCAATGTTCCACCGCTTCATCCTAATTGTCGTTCACATATGATTGCTTATATTGAAGGTATCACGGACGCAATGAAGAAAAGGCAACGTAATCCTATTACTGGTAGAGATGAAGTTGTTGATCTTAAAGAAGATTATAACCAATGGTTAAAAAGGCAACAAGAAGAGCATGGTGTAGATACTGTTGATACTTTTATGAAAAAGACAAAGAACCTATCCAATGATAGGAAACAATATCAACGGTATATGAATGTTTTAGGCAAAGAAAATATGCCAACTTCACTATCTAAATTTCAAGATATGAAGTATAATGATATTGAGAAATTCAATGATTTAAAAAGCTTTTATTCTTTTAAAAGTCGAAATGAAGAAGCATCCTATAATGATTTCTTATTGCATAGAATAAACGATTATGCTCCTGGTAACTCATCAGTAGCAGAAAGGATTAATGGATATGTATTAAAAGATACTAAATCAAAAAAAGAACAGGATCATATTTTCAAGAGAATGATGGAAAGAAATATTACGTCAGATGATTTACAAGCATACGTTGATAGTGCAAAAGTTATGTTTGATCAATGGAACGGTAAAAGAAGATTATATATTTCTAGTAAAGGTGCTGCAGTTGTTGTCAAAAGAGATGAAGGATGGGTCTTTAAAACAGGTATGAAATATACCGATTATGGAGAAAATTACATGGCAATATTGGAGGTTATGAAAAAATGGAAAAAATAGAAGAAGTTGATTTTGAAGAAGATAGATATTGTCCTGTATTTGAACGAGTCATTGATTGCGAATGGTGCTATGAATCTCTTCTTGGGATATGTAAGTTAATTAAGAAAGATGCTGTCCCTGAACTTAATGAAATACCTGATGATAAAATGGAAGAAGCATTTCAAAAGTGTAAAAACTGTAAGTATAGTGAATTAACCGACAAGTAGTCGGTTTTTATTTTACCTAAATTTAAGAAAGGAGAATGACAATGTTAAATGCGTTATTAATTATTTTTGTTATAGCAAAAATATTAGGCTTTATAACTTGGTCGTGGTGGATTATATTAAGTCCGTTATTGATTCAAGTATCAATCGTTTTATTAAGTTTAGTATTTTATAGTGTAGCTAATTTTAGAATTAAGAATCTTTTAAAGAAGCTTAAAAAGGAACTTTAAGGAGAGGAGGTATTTTAATGGCGGAAGGGTTGAGACACCATTTTCATCAAGAATTTGAATATCATACTGTTCAATATTTCGATAAGAAAAGACACGTAATTGTTAAGAAAATTCAATACATGTGTATGATATGCGGACGCATTCGTCATGAAAAATATGACTGTTATGTACCACCACCTAAATCTAAAAATAAATCATTAGAACGTAATAAGAAAAAATATGGCAATCGCGAATGATTGTTTTTTATTTTAGGAGAAGCTTATGGCTAAATTAAAAGTTATTAGAAATATGATTGATAAAAATACAGGTGTTGTACGTATTACAGGTGATGTATTTGAAGTCAATGATAAAAAACGTATCAAAGAGCTTTTAGATGCGAAAGTAGTAGAAGTAATTAAAGAAAGTGATAATTAGGCAATCTCAATTGATTGTCTTTTTATATGTCCAAAAACTTATGACATTAAAAGATGGGATGGTCTTACGGACCTTAACTGGAGGATTTTTATGAAAAATAAATTTTTATTTCCTTTAAACATTCAAATGTTTGCTGATGATGACCCGGGAACTGACCAAACAAATATTGATGATCAAGGAAAAGAAGGTGAAGAGGGTGGAGAACCTAATAACCAACCTAAAACTTTCACTCAAGAAGAATTAGACAAAATCGTTCAAGGAAGAATTGCTAAAGAACGTAAATCTTGGGAAAAGCAATTAGAAGATCAAAAAACTGAAGCTCAAAAATTAGAAACTATGAGCGACAAAGAAAAGAAAAAGTATCAGGAAGAAAAAAGAATTAAAGAATTAGATGATAGAGAAGCTGCAATTACTCGTAGAGAATTGACTGCTCAAGCTAAAGTTCAATTAGCTGATAAAGGAATTCCAACTGAACTTGCTGAAATTCTTAATCTTACTGATGCGGAATCTTGTAAAAAGAGCATTGAAACAGTAGAAAAAGCTTTTCAAACTGCAGTAGAAAAAGCAGTTGAAGAAAAAATCAAAGGCAATGCTCCAATGAAAAAAGCAAAAGACAAAACATTAACCGATGAAGAATTGGTTTATCAAAAAATGATGGGCAAATAGGAGGATTATAAATTATGTCAATTAATACATTAGCAACAGCTACTTTATTTCAAACAACATTAGATAAAGTAGCAACTCATGAAGCATTAACAGGATGGATGGAAGAAAATGCAGGACAAGTAATCTATAATGGTGGTGCTGAAATTAAAATTCCTAAAATGTCTTTACAAGGATTAGGGGATTACGATAGAGATAATGGATATAAACAAGGTTCTGTGACATTAGAATACGAAACAAGAAAAATGACACAAGATCGTGGCCGTAAATTCACGTTAGATGCAGTATCTGTTGACGAAACAAATTTTGTTGTAACAGCTTCAACAGCTATGGGAGAATTTCAAAGAATGCATGTAGTTCCTGAAATTGATGCATATCGTTTATCAAAAATTGCAACAGATGTTATTGCAGCAAATAAGGTAGGAATGATTGAATATGGTTATACTCCTGCAGAATCAACTATTTTAAGAAAAATGAAAACAGGTATCAAAAAAATTAGAGATGCAGGATACAATGGTGAATTAATCATTCATGCAACTGGAGATGTTATGTTAGAGCTAGAAATGTTTCTATCAACAAAAATGCAAACAGCAACAATTTCAGTCGGTGGGATTGATTTAACTGTTCCAGCAATTGATAAGTGTGCAATTATTGAAACGCCTCAAAATCGTATGTATACTGCCATCCAAATGAATGACGGTGAAACAAGTGGTCAAGAATCGGGTGGATATAAAAAAGGAACAAGTGCAAAAGATATCAACTTTATGATTATTCCTAAATCAGGCGCAATTGCAGTTTCTAAACAAGATATCATGCGTATTTTTGACCCTAATACAAACCAAAAAGCTAATGCATGGTCAATGGATTATAGACGTTTCCATGATGTTTGGGAAAAAGATAATACATTACCATTGGTTTATTTAAATATTAAAGATGTCGCATAATGGGAGGCCTTTTGAATGAAAATTGTTATTAATGGAAATGTTGAAAGAATCATTGAAAATGAAAAGTTAGAGAAGTATTTATCTTTAGGATATAAAGAGGTTTCATCTTCAGAAACGAATGATAATGTTGTTGGAAAGAAATCATTATCTAAAATGAAAGTTGATGAATTAAAAGCATTGGCTACTGAATTAGGCATTGAAAGTATTGACTCACTTAACAAAGATGAATTGATTGCTGTAATCAAAGAAGCGCAAAATGGATAATCTAAAGGAAGAATTTAAAAGTTTAACAGGAGAAACTAATGATGATTTGGTTTCTTCTTTTCTTTTAAGTTCAAAACGAACAGTTTTATCCAAAACAAATCGTAGTGAGTTGATTGATGATCTTAATGATTATGTTTTAAAACTTGCAATTGTTCGCTATAACAAGCAAGGAAATGAAGGGTTGAGCTCTTACAATGAAGGTGGAGAAAGCGAATCTTATCTAAGTGAAGATGATGTTCTTTCAGGTATTTCCAACTATCGTTTATCAGCTATGGCAAGGAGATTACAGAATGAAAAAAAGAAGTCTCAAGAAGTTTCAAATTAAAACCTACAGTGCTGAAAAAGATAATGAGGGCAATGTTATTGAATTCTATAGTGATGAAGCAAGAGATGATGTAGCACTTGTATGGCCTGCGTCTTCAAAACTTCAAGTTGAGCTTTATGGTATGCGTGTTAATGGTATCTTGAATATGCATTATTATGGCTCTCTAGCAATCAAAGAACATGACATGATTATTTATGAGGATAGCAGTTATAAAGTCATTAGCATTCAAAATTTTAAGCGTTTTAAAGCTATAGAAATTGAAAGAGTATGACAAATAAAGATTTCAATAATCTCATAAAGAAACTGTCTGAAATTGATTCAGAGGCAGGTCAAGAAGTAGCAATGAGAGCGGTTAAACAAGCAGGTGCAATAGTTCAATCTCAGGCTAAATTATTAATTACTGGTGATACTGGTGCTTTGGCACGTTCAGTTAGAGTTAAAAATGAAGTTAAAGAAGAAAGTGTCACATCAACTGTTTATACCAATTCAAAATATGCACCTTACTATGAATTTGGTACTGGTCCTAATGGAGAAGCAAATCATCAAGGTATTTCTCCAAATGTATCACCTCGTTATAGGCAAACGGGTTGGATGATTCCTGCTGATGCAATGACAATTGATAAAGCTGAAGCATATGGCTTTAGAGTTGCTTATAAAAATGGTGATGTAATTGGTTATTATACTAAAGGACAAATGGCAAGACCTTTTATGTATCCAGCACTTCATGATCAAGAAGATAAAATTATGAAAAATACCGAAAGGTTATTTAAGAAAAAACTAAAGGAGATTTGTAAAAAATGATAAATGTTAAAGATATCGTTTATAGTAAACTTTCTAAAAAATTCAAAAATGTAAGTGATGTTTATCCTCAAAGCTGGGTGGATTTACCTGCAGTTCAATATGTTGAGGAAGAAAATAAACCGGATGAATTTACGGATGATAAAGAACAATCTTCTTTCATTCGTTACAGAATTGATATTTGGGATAACAAAAGCACTTCACAAACAGCTTGTGATGTTGATGAAGTAATGGCTGGTTTAGGATTTTTAAGAACATATTGTTCCGACGTTCCTGATCCAAGTGGTTTAAAACATAAACAAATGAGATATGAAGCAATTATAGATTGTAATAAGAAATTTATTTATCACGCTTATTAATTAAGGAGGTAAGAAATATGTTAGCAAACGGTGCGACATTAGAATATAAAACAACATCAGGTAATCCTTCGTCATATACAAAATTAGAAGGATTAAAAGAAATTCCTGAAATTGGTAGTGATCCTGAAAAAGTAGATAATACTACTTTAGCGGACAAACAAAAAGTTTATGAAATGGGAATTGGCGACCCGGGAGACATTTCATATAAATTCAAATATGACAATACATCAACAAACAGTCCATATCGTGTTTTAAGAAAACATGAAGAAGCTGGTGATACGCTATCATTCAAAGAAACATTGAAAGATGGAACTACCACAGAATTTGATGGCCAAATTTCTTTGAAAAGAACTGGTGGCGGAGTCAATGGTGTTATTGAATTTACATTAAATATTGCTGTATGCAGTGAAATTAAGATTACTGATCCAGTAAATGCATAGGAGGTTAAAAAATGGGATTATTGAGTGGAAATACTAAAGAAGTTGTTGAAGATGAAGTAGTAGAAGAAACAAAACCAAAAAGAAAACCATATCATTTATGGAAAGTTGGAGAAGAAGAATTCAAGTTAAAATTAACTACCCAAGAAATTGTTAATATTGAATCAAAAATTGGAACAAACTTATTATCAGTTATTTCAAAAACTGAAGATGGTTCAGTACCACCTTTAAAAATCATGCTTTTAATTACTCATGGTGCTATGAAAAAATTTCATCATGGAATTAAAGAACAGGATGTTATCACTTTATTTGATAAGTACTGTGATGAAGGTGGAAATCAAATTTCATTCATGACAGATGTATTTATTCCTATTTATCAAGTAAGTGGTTTTTTCTCACAAGCTCAAGCGGAAACAATGGAAACTCATCTAGTGGAAGCGAAAGAGCAAATGTAGAATATGAGTATATAAGTGATTTAATAGACGAACTATATCCCATGGCTTTAGATTGTGGAATAAGTTCGTCTTTATTTTGGAATTCATCCGTTCTAGAAATTACGGACTTAATGGAATCTTTTGAAAGAACCGAAAGAAGAAAACAAAAACAAAAAGCAATAGATAATTATTATCTTGCTGATCAAATCATTGCTGGATTCAATTTAATAATGAATGGTAATGAAAATGGAGAAAATAATCCACATATGCTTTGGGATTATTATCCTGGTTTATTTGAAGAGGAAAAGAAATTAAGTAAACAATTACAAGAACAAGATGAATTGGAAAGAGCAAAAGCTGGTCGTAGAAGATTAGCAAATGCTATGAATAAAAAAATAAAAGGAGATGGTTAATAAGACACTAGAAAAATTAAAAGTTATCATCTCTGCTGAAACAAGCAAATTTAAGAACGCTTTAAAAGATGCAACGAATGAAGCTAGAAATTCAGCTAACTCAGTTGAAAATTCAACAAGTAGAATGGGGAAAGCGGTTAGTGGAATTAAAGGTTTAGTTGCTAAAGCTGCTGCTGGTTTTGGCTTGTATAAGTTAGGAAAAGAAGCAATAGAAGTTGCTTCAAATATTACGGAAGTCCAGAACGTTGTAGATACCGCGTTTGGAGATATGTCGTGGAAGGCCGAGCGATTTGCCAAGAACTCAATACAACAATTTGGTATGAGTGCATTAAGTGCTAAGAAAACTGCTTCTACATACATGGCCATGGCTTCAGGTATGGGATTGAGCTCTGATAAAGCAAGTGATATGGCTATTTCATTAGCTGGTTTATCAGGGGACGTTGCTTCTTTCTATAACATTTCTCAAGAACTTGCGGACATCAAACTGAAATCAGTATTTACTGGTGAAACTGAAACATTAAAAGACTTAGGTATTGTTATGACTCAAACGAACTTGAAACAGTTTGCTTTAAGTCAAGGGATTAAAACCAACATTGACGATATGAACCAAGCACAATTGACCACATTAAGATACAACTTTGTAATGCAACAGTTACAAATGGCTCAAGGAGACTTTGCTAAAACAAGTGGAACATGGGCTAACCAAGTGCGTATCTTACAAGAACAATTTAAACAATTATTAGGAATTATTGGTAATGGGTTGATTGCAGCGTTAACTCCTGCTATTCAAGTTATCAACTTTGTAATTGGTAAACTGATTACTTTAGCAAATGTAGTTGCAGGAGTCTTCAGTAAACTGTTTGGTAAAAAGTCATCTAAAGATTCGGGCATGTCAACTGTTGCAAGTGATTCTTCTAAAGCTTCAAAATCTATTGGGAATATTGGAAGTGGATTAGACAACTCAAACAAGAAAGCTAAAAATCTTTCTAAAACACTAAATACTATGACTGCTGGAATTGACGAATTGAACAGTTTAAATATAAATGACAGTTCAGGAGATAGCGGAAGTGGTTCTTCAGGAGCTGGTGCTGGTACTGGTGGAGGATATGATATTGGATCTATTGACTGGGGTAACCAATTTGAAGAGCCTGATACAAGCGGTGTTGATAAAGCTGTAGATAAAGTTATTAAGAAACTAAATCAGTTAAAGAAATGGTTTGAACAAAACAAGCCAATTATTTTGTCTTTGATTGCTGGTATCGTTGCAGGATTTTTAACGTTTGAAACCATTATGAACTGGAGTGCAATTGTAGGAGTACTATCTTCATTGATTGCTCCATTTCAATGGTTAGGAGCAGCGGTATCGGTTTTTATAGGTAGCATTGCTGAAGGAAGTGGCGTGTTAGTTGCATTCCAGACAGTTTTTGGAACAGCAGCAGGTACCGCAGCATTCTTTGCAACAATTGTTGCAGCAGTTACTGCAGCACTTGTTTATTTGTATCAAACATCCCAAAGTTTTAGAGATTTAGTAAATACGGCAGTTAGTGGATTGATAGGTGTACTAAATCAGTTATATACAACGGTATTAAAACCGTTATTTTTATTTTTAGCTGACGTCTTTACAACGATTATTACACCTATAGCTTCATTTATAGCAAAGGTGTTTGTTAAAGCAGTAGAGTCAATAAGTATAGTTGTTTTATCAATTTGGAATAATGTCCTTATTCCATTAGCAAGTTTTCTTGTGGATATTCTAGCTATTGCGTTAGAAGGATTACTTGAAATATGGGAAACATGGAAACCAGGTATTAAAGCAATAGGAGAAGCAATCAATTGGGTATGGGACAATGTTTTATCACCAATTGTTGATTTTATTGTTGGGTCATTTAGTGATACTTTCAAATCATGGGGAGATCTTATTAAAAAATTGATTCCTGATGTTGAAAATATCTTTAGAGGTTTAATTGATTTCTTTGTTGGTGTATTTACAGGCAGCAATGATCGTGCATGGGCTGGTATTAGAAGAATATTTGAAGGATTCTCAAGTTTCCTAAAGAATGTTTTCTCAACGGATTGGACGAATGCATTTGGCTTGTTAGGTGTTCCTCTCAACTATTTTTGTTCAACTGTATCATCTATATGGGAAACAATTAAAGGTGTTTTAAGTGGTGTTATTAGTTTTGTTAGAGGTGTATTTACAGGAAACTGGAAAGAAGCATGGGAAGGTGTTAAAAGAGTATTCAGCAGTATTGTTGAGGGTATTGCTGGTATATTTAAATCACCAATCAATGCAATTATTTCAGGTATCAATAGTTTTATTGGTGGAATTAATAAAATCAAGATTCCTGACTGGGTGCCTGGTGTTGGTGGTAAAGGATTTAATATTTCTAAAATTCCTAAGCTTGCTAATGGTGGTATTGCTTATGGCAACAGTCTCGTAAACGTTGGTGAATATGCTAACGCAAGAAGCAATCCTGAAGTCATCGCTCCATTAAATAAGTTGAAATCATTACTTCCACAAACACAATCCAGCGAAGATGAAATTGAATTAATGAGAGAACAAAATGAATTATTAAGAGCACTTCTTAACAAAGATAGTGATGTTTATCTTAACGGCCAAAAGGTTACGGATGAAGTTAACAAAGTCAACAAACAAAAAGGTTTTGACTTTGGATTCTCTTATTAGGATGAGGTGATTCTATGGAAAGAAAAAAAGGATTTATAAGAATCAATGGTCAAAAGGTCCCTTATCCTGATAGGGGACTTAAATTTATTCTTTCAACTCTTACAACTGGTGGAAGAAATAAAAATGGTAAAGTTGTAGCGACAAAGGTTGGACGCGATAATCATAAGATTGATTCATTACAATGGAATTGGTTATCAGCCGAAGAATGGAGTAGAATTCTTAATCTGGTTAAAGATTATTATATTGATGTTACATTTCCTAATATGCAAACTAACTCTCTTATCACTTTACGAATGTATATAGGAGATAGAAGTGCTACACCTTATTTTATTGATACAGATACGGATTTACCGACTCATTATAAGGAATGTAAATTTAATATTATTGATGTTGGAGAGGTGGATTAAATGCTTACAGTAAGTGATCAATATGAAACTGAAATGAAAAGATTAATCCGCCCACAACCTTTTGTTAGAGTTGTCTATGGATTTGTTAATAATGAAGCTCACAAATCTTCATCTATTGATTCAACTGAAATGATTGATATACTTGAAGATTATGGAACAAAAATAGCTGATGTAATTAACTTTCCTGAAAGCTTTAAATCTTTGGCATCTTTTGAGCAGGACAGAATGAGAATAGGAAATGATATGTATATTTATGATGACAAAAACGAAGTCACATATGATCGTATTCTTTCCTCTCATTTATGTAATTATGAAGGAATATTTGATGATGTATTACCAACTGTTGCTTTTAAATTTGATCAATCTCAAGATATTTATGGTTTAACGATTGCTTTTGATGTCATTAATGGAACTTATTCTCCTGATTTTACGATTGAAACAACGAATATTAGCGGAATTACAAGAAGTATGAATATTACTGATTGTGATAGTTTTGAATGGATAAAAGGAGATTTAAGCTTAAATGGAATTGTTGAAATGAAGATAATCATCAATAAATGGAGCGTTCCTAATCAAAGGTGTAGAATCAATAAAATAAATTTTGGGGTTCAGTTAACATTCACCAATAAAGAAATGAGCGATAGCAGTTTTTCTCATAAGAAATCCATGGACTTGTTATCATTAGAATTGTCTTCTAATTCATTGCAGTTTTCTATCAATAATTTAGATCAAAGTTTTAACCCACTAAATCCTAATGGCTATTGGAGATATACACAGCCAAATCAGGAATTAGAAGTATATTATGGAATGTTATTAGAAAACGACAAAACAGAATGGTTTAAAGCAGACACGTTGTATTTGAATGATCAACCGAAAAGTGAAAATTACAAAGTGACATTTAATTGTATTGATAGATTTAATTGTATGGAGCTTGATGTATATGGTGCTCAAATAAAAGAACAATACACTCAAAATGGTATTACCTTGTGGGACTTAGCAAACACTATTTTTGATTATTACTGGGAACAAACCAAAGAAACCGGAGAATATAAATTAGATGAATGTTTAAAGGATATTGTGACATTGAATCCGTATATGGAAGCAATCGATATCAAACAGGCGCTGCAGCTTATTGCTAACGCAGGGCATTGTGTACTGTATTGTGATGAAAATGGAGTTATTACATTTAAAAATGCAATAGATCCTAAAATTTCATTTGAAGATAATGGTCACGTTGAAATCAGTAATTTAAGACAGGCTTTTGAATCAACAAAATTACCACAATATAGTTATGCATCTTTTCAACTAAATTACATGAATGGTGATAAAGAAAATATGATTATTGTTCCTGATAATTTGGATGAATTGGAACAGACAGGATTTATCAGTGATAAGATTTCTTTAGAAGATTGTAGTTTTCAAGAAAATCCAACTATTGAGATTTCTTATTCACTACCAACATCTATGTATGAAATACCTATTGTCTTTGACAGCGTAGGAAATGAATATGCAACGGATTTTACTTTGAATTATTATTTAAAGAATGAACTTATTGAAACATTTAATGTAAATGACAATACTTTTGAAAAATATACTGTTTTAAATAATGTTGATAGTTTTGATAAGTTAGAAATCATTATTAATAAATGGTCGAAACCACATCACCGTTGTGTAATCAATTCTATTGGTTTTGGTCGTGTTAATGATTTCTATTTAGATTATGATAATGCAATGGATGATCCTAAGATAACAAGTTTTAGTCAAATCCAAAGAATTGATATTAATTACTGTGATAAGTATTCATTAGGAAATACTCAAGAGACACAAGCAACCGGTTATGCTATTGAAGATAGTAACGTGATTTTTAAAGTCAGTCACAATCGCATGATTAATAAAAAAATCTATATTAAAAATGATGATGTTGAAACACAAGTATCAGGTGTAAAGTGGATTTATAATTTTGCAACATACAGTGTTTTTGAAATAGATAAAAAATATCTTTCAGCAGGAGATATTGTTATTAAAGGAGAAGAATTAAAAAATCAAACTTATGTAAAATCTATTGAATACAATGAAAAGGGAAGTATTAAACAATTTAATAATCCATTAGTTTCATCAATAGATAATGCACAACAAATATCGGATTGGTTACATGATTACATTGCTAAGACAAATACAGTTAGTATCAGTTATCGTGGTAATCCTGAAGTACAACCATTTGATATTATTTATGCTCAAAGTGATTTTGAAAAAGTAATGACATGTAGAACAACAAAAAATGAAATTAATTTTGATACTGCTTTGAGTGGTACTTGGGAGGGTATTAAGTTATGAGTATTTGGCAAGATCCTAAGACAAATTGGCAAGATGGAGATTACTTTAACTTATCTCCTGATTATCAAAGAATAAAAGGTAATATTGAATACCTGCATGATATTTCACATTTTCTTTATCCAAACTATAAAATCTATGAATTAGGTATGTATACGATAGATCAGTTCCCACGGGCTGATTTTTTTAATACCATTGTTTACAATATTGATTTAATTAATTCCAATACATTAGGAAAAGGAAATCCTCTATATAAAGCAATGAGAACATATACATCAAATGGATTGATATGGAATAAAGATGATCTAAATATCATTGAAGAAAATACAAGAATGCTTTTTAGAGAGTTGAAAGAAAAACATTACGATAATGTTCCAAGACTTTCTATTACTTTAGGAGCAAAGAAATTTTAAGGAGAAAGTAAATGGCAAAATTTAAAACGGATTATAAGGATGAAATTCCTGAAGGCGGTACAGCCCTTTACAATTTAGTAGATCAAGAAGGTGGAGTTGTACAGGAAAATATCAAAATTGAACGTTCCAATGAAAATGAACAAGAAGGAGATTTGTTTGGTGCGTTACAACTGAATGAAATTTGTGAAGCTTTAAATAATGCTCGATTTATGATTGCTAAAGGTGAAGGCTATGTAACTTATGGTAATTATAGTGATTGGGTAGAAGCAGGAAAACCTGTGTTTGATGAAGAATAATAGGAGGTAAAAACATGAATGAAAACTAAGTTATTAGAAAGTGATTATGCAAATAAAACATTTGCAGATAAAAATGTTTTAGGTCTACAACAATATGCACCTTTATCTACAGATGCGTTACAAATAGATATTGCAACTGGAAAATTGAATGGAAAAATAGAAGCTATTAGAACGAGTGATGCTTCAACGATTAAAAATTACTTCATAAAGAGTGGTGTTACTGTTGCATTAAAAAGACAGTATATCATTTCAAACGGTCATGCTTATGTTGATATTGACATGGTTTATCCTTTTCCTACCTCTAAATGGAGAAATATCTATAACGGTGGATGGAGTGGTTGGAAATTATTAAGTGGTCAAGTTCCTTTATGGAGCGGTAGCGCTACTGAAGGACGATCGATTGCCGTTGCTTTTCCTAAAGCATATTTCAATTCGTTAGACGTTTATTTCACAACAGGTGAAAGGATTAATTGCCCGTTAACAGATGGAAACGAGGATATTTGGAGCTCTCTTATTACATCCAGTGGAAACGAATTCTACGCTAAGTCGTTACATTTGCAATTTGCAAATTCAACAACTATAAAGATTGTTAGCTGTAAAGAAAGAATAATTTCAACAGGTGCAGTTTCAACAAAGAATATTGTAAAAATTATTGGTAGACCATAAAAATATAAAGAAGGGATGAAAGAAAATGGATCTAAGTTTTATTACTAATTATTTTGTTCCAGTTGTAATGGCTGGATGTTTAGCAACAGGATATGTTGTAAAAAAATGGATTAAGGATGTAGATAACAAATACATTCCTACAATCGTATTTGCTTTAGGTGCAATTTTAAATTGCATCGTTATGAAAAATATTACTGTAGAAACAGTAGTAGGTGGTGCTATTTGTGGTTTGGCATCAACTGGACTTCATCAAGCTTTTACTCGCTTGATTGAAAATAAAGAAAATTAGAGGTGCGTTATGCAAGAAATTTTAATGCAAACATACACTATTGCTTTACCTATTGTATTAGGTTATATCGTATGGTTATTACAAAATCAAAAGAAGTCACGTGATGCAAATTCACGTGGGACTATGCTTCTTTTAAGAGTACAATTAATTGAATATCATTCTAAGTATACAAAAAGAGGGAACATCCCAAGCTATGCATATGAAAACTTCAATGAAATGTATGGCGCTTATCATGATTTAGGTGGTAATGGGATGGTAACTCACATGAAAGAAGAAATAGATCAGTTACATTTTAATAAGAATGAAGAGAGCAAATAGCTCTCTTTTATATTAGGAGGAAATAAAAAATGAATATTATTGAAAAAACATATAACTGGAATGGTAGTTTAAAAAATAGAACTTCAACAAAGAGAATTATTTTACACCATGCTGAATCAAAATCATGTACTGCAGATGACATCCATAGATGGCATTTAGCAAATGGATGGTGCGGAATTGGATATCATTTCTTTGTTAGAAAAGATGGATCTATTTATAGAGGTAGACCTGAAGGAGACGTTGGAAGTCATGCCAAAGGATCTAACAGTGATTCTATTGGAATTTGCTTTGAAGGTTCATACATGACAGAAACTATGCCTGATGTACAAATTAATGCTGGTAGAGAATTAGTAGCGTATTTAAAAAATAAATATGGAATTACAACAGTTCAAAAACATAAGGATGTATGTTCTACAAATTGCCCAGGAACAAACTTTCCTTTTGATGCAATTGTAAATGGAGTTGTTGTTCCAACACCTGCACCATCACCAACTCCTGCTGCTAATCCTACTTCAAATGAAAAAGCAACCGGAACATATGAAGTAACAGCAAGCGATCTATCAGTAAGAACAGGACCAGGAACTGGTTATCGTAGAAAAAGACATAATGAATTAACTGAGGATGGAAAAAAACATGATAAAGATAAAGATGGATGCCTTGAAAGGGGAACACGAGTAACTGTTTACGAATGGAAAAACGGTTGGGCAAGAACACCTAGCGGATGGTTATGCGGAGACTATTTAAGAAAAGTTTAATTTGATGTATAATTAAAGCGTAAAATATTATATGTATTATAACTATTTATTTTAGTATAATAATTCGACGTCACAACAATTGAATATTACAAAAAAGCCTATCCATTTCATAGATTTGGATAGGCGATTTTTTTGCTATACTTTTATATATAATAAGTATAGAAAATCTTATTTTTTCAATAAATTTCATTAAAAAATTGTACTTAATTAGTAACAAATTAGTAACAAATCGCTCAAATACTGCATAATATCGTGGTTAAATTTTCATATTTTGAAAATAAAATTCAAAGATTAAAAAATAAGTATAATGCTTTTGAAAGGGTGAAAGT